TCCTGAAGAATTTTCATCCACGTATTCATAACATCAGCCTCCTCCATACAACTGATGATCTCAACACCTTCTACTGGTGCTGTTTGTTTGTAACATACAACAGTTCGTCTATATGGTTCAGGTTCGCCATATTTTTGGAATGTCGTTGCAATTTGAATGCAATAATCTGTGTGATTTTCCGCCAAAGGAAATTTTCTATCCTTTGAATACGTTTCAATATCCCAACTCGCAATCACCAGAGGTGGTACCGTTTTGTTATCACTCGGTCCCAGATGTTGAAACACCGTTTCCACTTCGATGTCTGAATTAGAAATACGTACTTGTGCTGGGTATACCTTAGAAATACTAATCCACTCAGCGGGATTGATATTCCTCAGATGGAACACGCGAATAATAGGATCCACTGATGACTCGTATAACTGATATTCGTTCTTTAACCTGTACTTCGCCTTCCTCATCTGTGCCTGCGTCTTGAAAACCATTTGGACCATGGTTCGAAGTTTCCCACCGTCAAATCCCCACATATTTTTGCGTCGGACGCTGACGCACATAGGCCTAATAGCGTCATATTTCATTGCTGTTTCTGTGGTGAACAATGATACGCGTGCTGCGCTCCATGACTCAGGAACCTCTAGTAAAAAATAAGGAGTGAATTTTGTTTGAACGCATACTGTCTTTCCTTCTGGATTTTTTCCGAAAATATTGATCCTAAAGAAAGCTTCGCCCTTGTCTGGCGTCACATCCTCGCAACGAAAATCTGTTGGAAAGATTGTCAACTCTGACATTTATTAATGAGTAAATTGCGATTCATAAGTTATACATAAATCGTTGATATGATAAATGACAAATGTCAAAACGAGAAATAACGTATTGACAAACTCTATCATGTAAACTATTTAGAACGATACCATGCTGAGTACGTAGCTCACTACACCCACGACGAGTGCTAACATTAAATCCTGACGCATAAACCAAACCAGGAATGCGAGAATGCCTGCGACTACCATATCACGGTTGATGGACATGGTTGTTTGTTATAACTATACATCACATTTTTTTACGCGAAAGTGTTGAATAATTTAGTAAAGTCCCACACTTGTTGAGAAACTTTAGTATTCTTGGTATTATCTCTCCCTGTCGCCCACATACCGATGAAATTCACCCACGAAGTTTTATTTGCAAATGCGACGACTTCGTTTGCGTTACTGATCGTAAATGTTTCAGGAGCAGTGTCGTTGATTCCGATCATGGGTGTAATACCCACACCTTCATACACAAGCCCCATCTCATCGCACTGTTTCTTCGTAGCGGTGGCAGCAGAAATTGCAGCTTTGCCCATTTGAGTTTCGCCAGTTCCATAGTCCATCGCCATGATATTTACGGAATGAACTTTGACACCTTGAGCCTTCGCGTTCTTCAGGAGATTCAGACCTTCTGAGGATAATCCATTTTGCATAACCGCCAATGTATAATCAATCTTTAGATCTGGATACTTCTTTTGTAAAATAGCGAGTGCTTGGTTCCTGCGAGTTATACTATCCATGTCGGAAGCTGGACCTCCCTCGATGTCCATATCAATATAACGGGTATTGTACATAGTGATGACGCTTTCATATGCAGCAACAAGCTTGTTTACATCTTTGATATCAACGGCCAGTTCAGTACCAGTTGCACCCCCGAACGAGATACGGATAATACCACCTTTTGTTTGAACCACCTTCGCTTGATTTACGAATGTATCGGCGTCCATAGTCCCATCGAACTTGGGCGTACCGTTGGCTGATAACACGAATGCGATAGTCACATTCTTAGTGGGAATTTTATCCAGTGTTTTGGCATCATTCCACCCACTCCAGAAATTCCAACATTCTGTATATGGTGCAAAAAACCTGTTACTAGAAATAGGCGAGGGTGTGGGTGTGGGTGTGGGTGTGGGTGTGGGTGTGGGCGTGGGAGTAGGAGTGGGCGTAACAGGCTTTTCAAGAAGATTCTTGAGGGCTTTTTGATTTTCAGGACCGAGTCCTGAATATCTCGTTTGCAGGTCTTTGATAACCGCGTCGGGTGATTCACCATTATTACACCTTTTGACGAATTCAACGGACACATTAGCCCAATTGGCATTCACATTCGGCTTTTGAATTGGTTTTGAAGGTTTTACAGGGGTCGCAGGAGGGGAAGGCTTTGTGGGTGGCTTTGGGTTAGGTCCAACAGGTGTGGTATTTCCACTAGGGGGTGGGATATAGGGAGGATTCGGACGGGGACTCGGGTCGAGTTCGAGTACTTTTTGACCGAGAAAAGTTTTACTAAAGTCGAAGGGATTTTGTTTTATCCCAGAATTAGAAGGGTTTGCTCCCTGACCTGGACCCGCATTATCACGGTTGACGGACCAGAATCCAATATATGACATCCAGGGGGTGACTTGTAGGAAATTGTATACATTTTTTGCGTCTGAAATTCTAAAAATTTCGCTCTGAACATCGTTCACGCCAATCATAGGAATAGTCCCGATGTTCGGAGATTCAAATCCGGCGGACATCACTTGAGTACGTAGATTTTCGCAAGACATTGTTACATAACTTGCCATGCGGCCTTCTGGATCTGGAGCCGCAGAATCACCAAAGTCCATCGACATTCCATTGAAGGATTGAATTACCGTGTTATTCACCTTGGCGTTACGAACCAGGAGTTCTCCCGCAAGAGAAAGACCAGTGGGGAGCACTGGAAGGCAGTATGTAATTTGTAATTTAGGGTACTTTTTATTCAAGATAGCAATAGCCTTGTTTCTCCTATCAACACCTGCAGTATCTGCGACGGCACCTCCTTCGATATCGAAGTCAATACGCGTCAGAGAATATAAATCAATGACCTTACTATATTCATTCACAATAGCATTAACGTCTTTAATAGCGTCTGCGAGTTCGACACCGTTCGCACCACCGAAAGAAATGGAAACGTCGCCGCCAGCACTCCTAATCTGACGAATCTGTGACAGCATATATTGGTTCGATAGAGGGATAGTTCCCGCCCAACTGGCATTGTTATTACTATCCGTGGTGATGAATGCTAGTGTGAAAAATTTCAATCCACTTGCCTTACTTATTGAGGGTAGATCAGGTGTAGGGAATGCACACGCGTCAACATATGGAGCAACGACCTTCGCTCCCCATACACCTCGCGTCTTTTCACTGGGATCATTGCCTACAAGAGGCAAAATTTGGTTGTACTTGAGATTTCCTGGTAGAGCTTTCACCCCGCCAAAACCAAGAATCTTCGTAGTTCCCGCTGGAATGTTCATGTTCCAATCTTTAGGAGTCATCGTAACCTTATTTCCATTACGAACGAGATCACCCTCGCTGAACCATGTGAATTTTTCACTTTCGGGAAAGTCGAACGTCATACCCCATTGAAGAACGTCGTAGCTGTTCTTATTTTCTAATTTAAATTGTCCATCGTAGCCGGTACCCCAATCACTTGTTTTAGAAACCGTCAATACGAGATTCGTGTCTTTAACAGTCGCCATATGATAATACTACTCTTTTTTTTAAATTGATATTAACGATTTTGTCATTTTATTTTTGTTTGCATATAAATGAACATATTGATTTTTTCTTAATTTTAATCAATATGTCGATGTCTCAAATAATCTCACAACCAACTCAGGTTTACAATCAATATATAATCAATGAAATTCGTAAAACTATGACAGATCATCCTGTTAGCGTTACGAAAATGAATACCACGGGTCCTGTTGTACTGGACGACGAAAGTTGGAAAATATATAAAAATATGTTGGCGCGTGTTGCAAAGGAACGTGCCAATAAAAAACCGGCTGCAATTATTTCCAAAAAAAATATTCGGGATCACCGCGATGAAACGTTCGATCCGATTGATTTTTCAGTTTCTCAACCCATCGTTCGCATCTGTATGGATACTTTCTCTATAGTAAAATTCAAGAATTTTGATAATGCAGTTGCGAATTATCAAACTGTTGCCAAGAATGATGTTCTGAAAACATTGAAAGGAGATTTGTCTTCATTTGATGGCTATTATTGGATTCCGGTGTCTGTGTAATTTGTTGATACAATATCACCCTTTTATCACCCTCCGTAATATTGGCATTGCTTCCCACCATTTGCACCATCGCTCCATGTGAATCCCGTGTCCCACGTACCTGGAGGACATACCCATGCATTATTTATGTACATTCTTGTAGTGAACACTCTATTATTCCCTCTGTCACATTGTTTTTGCGCGCCGTACCAATCGCTATTCGTCCACGTGGCACCTGTATCAGTTTCCGTATCTAAGCAACGCCACTGACCATCAATATTTTGTCTCAATGAATACGCCTGTACACATTTTTGATTCCAATCACTCGAATTATTTGGCGCGGTGCCATTCGGACAGCTCCACGACCATCCACTACCTGGAGTATTTCTCCACATTTGTGGGCCATACTGTGAAACCAGGCATTGTTTGTCTTGATCACCCAAATCCGTGGATCCCTCGGGACATGCCCAGAAATTTCCATAGTTTATACGAGTCGTGTATTGAGGTTGATATCCCGGCGGACTTACGACGCTCGACACTTTTCCGACTGCACCACCCACCACGTTCTTCACTTTACCGAATATGCTACCAATAGAGAACCCTTCCTTTTTCTTTTTATTACTCACGACGAAAATTACAATGAGCACGATGACTATGGCGCTCAATAGTATAATATGCGTCTTGCTGAGTCTCATCATTATACTTTACTTTATATATTTATTTTATCGTTCGTCTTATTGTCCACCGAGCTCTATGTAAGCTTTGTCTAAAGTTCCAAAATGTTTACAACATGATTTGTAAAATCCATTTATTTGCTCACCGCCGATTTCAAAGGTATCAAAAGATCCAAGTAGCCCTTTCGCGAGGAACTTCAACCCACCTTGAGTGTAATTCCCAGATTTCATTTGTGCCAGAGAAGGTGTCACTGGTTTTATATTTCGAATCGCAGCTGGTTTTCTGTCATCATTCAGTTGGGGCTTTATATTATTCAGGAATGCGAGAGAATGTAATAGGGCATCTGCAAGATCATCTCGTTTCTTGGATTTTTCAAAAAGTTCTACAAACTTGGGGTCTTGCTCAGTAGTTTTCAAAAATGTAGCCACGGTTTCCACAGATAATTTCTTCCTTTCAGCGTACGTCCAATTCATTATTGATCTTTGTGGCCACCATTCAGTGCTACTCGCATATGATAATTTATGTTTCGCATCAATACTCATCACTCTACCGTCGTGCATCACCGTGAACATCTCGATGTAATGCTGAATACGAACTGCGCGTGGATTCTTCGCGGGTTGTCTCTCTATCACTACATCAGATGCATTTTTTACCCATTCCTGAAAATTAATTTTGGTCAGACCATCTGCGATACCCTTGGGGTCTGGAGATATACTGATCACATCCCAATTAAGAATCCTCGTACCATCGATCATACACAAAGCTAAATTTTTTGTACCGGGATCGACCGCTATGATAGTATTTTGATTACTTGAATTTATCATCCGTTCATATCGATAAATAAAATTATTTATACTCATATACGTACCGTATTGTAAATGTCTGCGAAGCTTATTTCCATCACGAAGCCAGTTATTGAAGGTGTAAACACCGCGGAGGAACTTATTGCATATGCTGCGCGAGTATCTAACCCTGAAAACCAGATCAATAACGGGACGTCTGCGGGTCTGTTGAAATATTGTATTCGCCATAAACATTGGTCGATCTTCGAACAAGCGTTCATGACATTGGAACTTCGAACTACCCGTGGTATTGCAGCACAGGTTCTTCGCCACAGGAGCTTCCATTTTCAAGAATTCTCTCAACGATATGCTTCTGTGATCAATTCACCAGAACCTCAGCAAGCTCGTGCACAAGATCATAAAAACAGACAGAACTCTCTTGACATTATCCCCGATGATGAACAAGTGTGGTGGGCTGCAGAACAAAAAAAATTGTATTCGCAAAGCGTGGAATTGTACAACAAAGCTCTCGAAAAAGGTATCGCAAAGGAATGTGCAAGATTCGTACTGCCGTTGAGTACCACAACGACCATTTACATGTCAGGAACAATTAGGGATTGGATTCATTATCTGCAACTCAGAACGGCAAATGGCACGCAAAAAGAACATATGGATCTCGCTGAGGCGTGCAAAAAGATTTTCGTGAAGGAGTTCCCAAACATCGCAAAGGCATTGGAGTGGATTTAAATTACAACAAATTTTCAATATGGAAGTATATGATCGTATACATATCTTACAAATTTTCGTTGTTCATAATAGTGTAACGAATATTTACCGTGTATAAATCCTATTATATTTTTCAGTGGAGTATTTTCGTATATGTAACGAATACTCATCGTATTTTTTTCTATTATAAGTCTTTCTACCATATCACAACCCCCATAACGAT